TAATTGAGGACGAAGGTGTTGACCCCAATACCGAAGAGTACTATACTGAGTTAGACCGAAGATTGCGTGATGAATTTCCGCGACGCTTCGCCAGCCAGCAGGCTGAACAACCAGTTGCCAGACAACAGCGTCCCGCGTCCGCTGTTGCACCTGCCTCCCGAAGTTCCGGGGTTGCAAGTACGCGCCGTTCTGTCCGGCTATCGCCGAGTCAGGTTGCCATAGCTAAAAAGCTTGGTGTTCCGCTTGAGGAATATGCCAAGTATGTAAAGGAGTGATCTCATGAGCGATCAAAAAGTAACTATCGATAGAGCACCCCGCGCTAGCCGTGAAAAGGAAGCTCGTCGCAAGCCATGGGCACCGCCTTCGCGCCTTGATGCGCCTCCAGCTCCTGCTGGATACAAGCATCGCTGGATTCGTGCCGAAATCAACGGTTTCGAGGACAAACAGCACGTATATGGTCGTCTTCGTGAGGGCTACGAGTTAGTCCGTAATGAGGATTTGCCAGAGGAATACCGCGACACGCTGCCAACCCTAGAGGATGGTAAGCATGCTGGGGTAGTTTCTGTTGGGGGCCTAATGCTTGCTCGGATTCCTGAGGAAACGGTTGAGGAACGTAACCAGTACTTCCAACGTAAAGCGCAGGATCAAATGCAGGCTGTGGACAACGAACTGATGCGTGAGAACGCGCACTCGTCAATGCGGATTCAGAACCCCGAAAGGAGTTCCCGCACAACCTTTGGAAGCCGCTAACGCGGTTTTATGAACCTCTTAGGAGAATCAAATGGCAAACGTAGATAAAGCCTTTGGTTTGCGTCCTGTTGGCAATGTGACCGGTCGTGTTACCGGTGCCCAGTACGGGTATCAGATTGCTGACAACCAAGCCGGGGCGATTTATCAGGGTGACTTGGTTGCCCTATCCGCCGGGTATATTGTGAAATTCGTTGCTGCTTCGCATGCTACTGCTATCGGAGTTTTCAACGGCTGTTTCTACACTGACCCAACTTCTGGTAAGCCCACCTACAAGAACTACTATCCGGGTAGCGTCAACATCACCAGCGGCACCATCCAAGCCGATGTGATTGACGATCCCAACCAGTTGTTCGTGATCCAAGCTGATGACAGTGTTGCGCAAGCTGACATTGGTCAAAACGCTCCGGTTGCAACGGGTTCTACCGGCAGCACCGTCACGGGTGTTTCCAACATGGAGTTGGACGCATCTGCAATTGCAGCTACTTCGACGCTAGCTCTGAAGATTTTGGGCGCTTACAACTCGCCTGATAACACTTTGGGTAGCACGAATGTGGATGTGATTGTCAAGATCAACACTCATAGCCTCGGTAGCGTTGGCACCGCTGGCGAATAAGGAGTAAATAGAAATGGCAATTTCACGCGCACAACTCGTTAAAGAACTAGAGCCCGGGCTGAATGCCCTGTTTGGCATGGAGTATGACCGTTACGAAAACGAGCATGCTGAAATCTTCGCAACCGAGTCTTCGGACCGTGCTTTTGAAGAAGAAGTGATGCTCACCGGTTTCGGTGCTGCTCCTACCAAGACTGAAGGCGCTGGTGTCGCTTATGACTCGGCTCAAGAGTCGTTTACCGCTCGTTACAGCCACGAAACCGTTGCTATGGCGTTCGCCCTGACCGAAGAGGCCATTGAGGACAACCTCTATGACCGCTTGGCTTCGCGTTACACCAAAGCTCTGGCTCGTTCGATGGCACACACCAAGCAAGTTAAGGCTGCGGCTATCCTGAACAACGCCTTTAACACCTCTGGTGCGTACAACGGCGGTGACGGTGTATCGCTGTGTAACGCTTTGCACCCGACCGCTCTTGGCCCCACGTTCTCCAACACGCCCGCTGTGGCTGCTGACCTGAACGAAACCTCGTTGGAGCAAGGTATCATTGATATCGCTGCTTTCACCGACGAGCGTGGGTTGAAGGTTGCCGTGCAGGCCCGTAAGCTGGTCATTCCTAAGGAGCTTCAGTTCACCGCTGAGCGCCTGATGAAATCGACGCTGCGTACGGCTACTGCCGACAACGACATCAACGCCATCCGTTCGATGGGCATGGTGCCGGAAGGCTACGCTGTGAACCACTTCTTGACCGACACGGACGCTTGGTTCCTCATGACCGACGCTCCTAACGGCCTGAAGATGTTCAACCGCGCTGGCATCAAGACCGCCTTTGAAGGCGATTTTGACACCGGTAACGTGCGTTACAAGGCCCGTGAGCGCTACAGCTTTGGCTGGAGCGACCCGCGTGGTATCTACGGTTCGTCTGGCGCGGCGTAAAGCCAAGGAGGCTTCGGCCTCCTGCCTATGAACCTAGGGGGCTTCGGCCCCCTTTTTCTTTGCCTTCTTTTTGCGTCTGCGTTCTTCCCGCAGATTATGGTGGTGGATGCGGTGGCAGTTAGCGCATAACGGTACGCACTTGGCTATCTCGGCAAATAGTAATTCTTCTGCTCGACGACGTACCAGCGTGTGGATGTGGTGTTCTTTGGTACCCGGCGGGTGGTGGAAATCTATGGCTGCTGGGTGAGAGAACCCGCAACTAGCGCATTTGACGCTGGCTTTGTATTCTGCCCAGCGCTTACTAAACGTACGTCTTTGCTGCCGCTGCTTGGCTGCTAGCGCTTTTTTGTTGTTTTGGTAGTGTTTAGCGGAGGCTTTTTTTGAAACTTCTTTTCGTTTCTTTGGGTCTTTATACGGCACGATTTACTTTACATCTCCAGTACAAACAAGAATCGCCTGCCCAAGGGTCGGATGGTTCATATAACTTAAAGCCGCATGTTATCAAACTATTGGAACTAGCTGGATTTTCATACGTTTCTGTCACCGCCCAGTTCATGCCTAGTTTTCTGGCTTGATTCAATCGGGCGCGTATCAATCGTTTCTGCAGCCCTTGGCCTCGGTGTTCAGGCACCACGCCTGCTCGACAGAAGTAGACGCAATCTGTCCAACGAGCAGACGGCACCATTCCAGCAAAGCCGACTGCCCCTGCTTTTCGTTCAAAAGCCACAAACCACCACCCTTCAAGCGGAGGATAGATCTCGTCATAGGGCAGGGATTGGAGCTGTAAGCCGCATAGGATGTTCCTCCAATATATCTTTGAGATATCTACGGAACGTATTTTGTATTCCATGGTCTACCAAAAAAGGGTTGACTTGTAGTTTAATTGGTGTATATTACGGTAGCAAGTCCGGGGTTCCCCGGTATTACTGACAGTCCCGGCTGACGACATGCAGACAGTAATACCTACGTCTTAACTCGCATGTGAGGATTAAAAATGGCTAATACCACTTTTACCGGCCCAGTCATCTCAAACAACGGCTTTCAAGGCGCTGTTGATTTGGGCGCTTCTGGTACCTTGACGACCGCTACGCCTACGGCTGCTGCCACGGCTGGTAACTTCTCGGCTGATAACTACATCGCCATCGTCGGTCAAGACGGCACCACGTACTACATCCCTGTCGCCAACGCAGTCTGGTAATTTGTCTCCCGCAAGGGTTTTTAACTCAAGGAGCAAATTATGGGATTTATGAGCGATGTAAAAAGCACCCGTCTAAATGGTGCTGGAGGGGCCATTTTTGGCGGTCCTGCCCGTGTTAAGGGCATTTATATCGTCTCTACTGCTACTGCAGGCTCGGTGGTGATTAAGGATGGGGGTTCTGGCGGAACCACTGTTTGCACCATTGATACTCCAGCTGCCGTAGATACGATGTATATACGCTTGCCTGAGGATGGTCTTCGGTGTGCTACCGACGCCTATGCCACCCTGTCTAATGTCACGGCTGCGACATTCTTCTACGCTTAAAGGATTGATATGGACCAGAAGAAAATGGCTAAGTTAATGAAGCCTTATCGGCCTCGCAATCCTGAAGCTAAGGCGGGGGATGAGCAGGTTTATACTCCTGAGACCCGTCGTCGCATCAAGCAGATGGAAGAAGAGCGCAAGGACAAGAAGTTTTTGCAAGACTCTGATAAGGCGTATCGCAAGGCTATTGGCATGAAAAAAGGCGGCATGGTGACCAAAGGCTGTGGAATGGCTCGTCCCCAGAAGTTTCGGGTGATGTAATGGGGTCTGCGGCATGGACACGCAAAGAGGGCAAAAACCCGAAGGGCGGTCTGAACGCCAAAGGCCGCGCCTCCTACAATCGCGAGACGGGTGGCAATCTAAAGCCGCCCGCTCCGAAGCCAAAGACGAAGAAGGACGCCGCGAGGCGAAAGTCTTTCTGCTCTCGCATGGAAGGCATGAAGAAGAAGCTTACTTCAGCCAAGACAGCGAAAGACCCGAACAGCCGTATAAACAAGAGCCTTAGAGCATGGAACTGCTGATATGAGTAGCGACGTAAAAAGCATAGCTGACGCCGCCGCTGCGGCTACCGCAGTTGGCACAGTGATGGAAATCATTCCTTCTATCGCTGGTATCTTTACTATTGTTTGGCTTGGTATCCGTATTTGGGAAAGTGATACGGTGCAGGGTTTAGTTGGCAAAATTAGGAAGAAAGATGCCAGCGAAGAGTAAAGCCCAACAAAAGCTCATGATGGCTGCGGCGCATAACAGGGCTTTTGCTAAAAAAGTCGGGGTGCCGCAAAGCGTAGCCAAGGAGTTTATTGGGAAAAGCAAGGGCGGCTCGGTCAATCGCATTGGTCGAGCTGTGATGCCTTCTCGCCGCGATCCTGACATTGGCAAAATGATTAAGCAGGTGAAAGTGCCTACTAAGAAACGGAGAACGTAGATGGCTACTTCAGGGACGGCTACGTTTAATTTAGACTTTGACGATATCATTGAAGAGGCATATGAGCGGTGTGGCTTAGAGACCCGTACGGGCTACGATATGCGCACAGCTCGTCGTTCCCTGAGTATTATGTTGATGGAATGGGCCAATAGGGGGCTGAATCTGTGGACTATTGAGCAGCGCTCGGTTACCTTGGTTGCGGGCACAAACAGCTATAACTTGCCGCAGGATACCGTTAATATCTTGTCCGCTGTTGTAAGAACAGGCTCAGGCTCTACCCAACAGGATATTACTCTTGACCGCATAAGCCAAAACGAATACTTACATTTACCTGACAAAAACACGCAGGCTCGTCCCGCTCAGTACTTTCTGCAGCGTACTACGACGCCGGTTTTATTTGTATATCCTGCCCCCGATGCTTCCAGCACCTACACTTTTCAGTATTACGCAGTGCGGCGTATTGAGGATGTTGGAGCATTCACTAATACAGCGGATGTAGTATTTCGTTTCATGCCCTGTTTAGTTGCAGGGCTTGCTTACCATATTGCCTTGAAAAAGGCTCCAGACCGCATAGTTGTGCTAAAACAGCTATATGAGGAGGAGTTTGCTAGGGCGGCTATGGAAGATAGGGATACGGCTAGTGTCTATTTGACGCCTGAGATAAGTGTAGGGTAAGGCATGGGCAGCGGCTTTGCTCTTGGCAAAAACGCCCTTGCAATATGCGACAGGTGTGGCCTCCAGTATAGATTCCTTGATTTAAAAAAGGAATGGACCGGTTTTAAGACCTGTCCAGAGTGCTACGAGCCAAAACACCCTCAGCTTGAGCCAAAGCGTAATATTAGCGATGCTATAGCGCTACGTGATCCAAGACCAGACCAGCCCAGCGTTTTGGACGTATATGTGGGGGCTCCTGCTGATTCAGCTTTCTTGAGCATTGGCATGCAACCTGTCCCCTTGAATAAACCGCTGGTGTCGGCGATAATGCTAGGGACCGTCACGGTCACAACGGGGTGAAGTGCTTTGAATTACTCTGAACTCACTACAGCTATTCAGGACTATACGGAAAATACGTTTACGTCCACGCAGCTTGCTACTTTTGTAGAACAGGCTGAACAGCGTATTTTCAACATGGTCCAGTTCCCGTCGTTGCGCAAAAATGTGACGGGCACTACTACTGCAAGCAATCGGTATCTTGGATGCCCGACGGACTTTTTGTCGGTGTATTCAATGTCCTTGGACACCGGTTCGGGGTCCTTTGAGTTTTTGCTGGACAAGGACGTAAACTTCATTCGTCAGGTGTATCCCAATCCGTCGTCCACCGGCACCCCAAAATATTATGCTTTGTTTGGTCCTCAGTTTGGGGATGAAAAGGAGCTGTCCTTTATCTTAGGGCCTACGCCTGATGCCAACTATTCGGTTGAGCTGCATTATTTCTACTACCCCGAGTCGATCACAACTGCTGCTTCTGGTCAGTCTTGGTTAGGCGATAATTTTGATCCAGTTCTGCTTTATGGCTCCTTAGTAGAGGCATATACCTTTATGAAGGGCGAAGCAGACTTGTTGAATTTGTATAACGGCAAGTTTAGCGAAGCATTGCAGATGGCTAAACGTCTTGGTGATGGCTTGGAGAAGCAGGATGCTTACCGTTCAGGCCAACCAAAAGTACCTGTGAATTGAGGTAAAAGATGGCCCTAACTCAATCAGTCGCTACAAGTTTTAAGGTCGAGTTGATGAACGCAGTTCACAACTTCACCAGTGACACGTTCAAAATTGCCTTGTACACCTCTTCTGCCACATTGGACCAAACTGTAACCGCGTATAGCGCTACCAATGAAGTGAGCGGCACGGGGTACACGGCTGGCGGAAACACCTTGTCTGTTTCTGTGGTTCCGACTTCAGCTAATAATTCTTCGGGTATTGGCACTGCTTATATCTCGTTCAGCAACACGACATGGCCCGGGAGTACGATTACTGCCCGTGGCGCACTTATCTACAACAGCAGCAAAGCCAATCGTGCCGTTGCTGTTTTAGATTTTGGGGCCGATAAGGCTACTTCAAACGACACGTTCGCGGTCAATTTCCCGACTGCTGATGCCAATTTCGCCATCGTGCGGATTTCTTAACAGGAGTTCAATATGTACTCAGAGCATAACAAAGCCGCCGATACCACTGATGCGGGTTTGATTCGTAATACTCAAGCTGCGGAGCGGATGGGCGCAGGCGGTGTTTTCACCGTCAAATGCCACGATGCTGAAGGCAATTTGAAGTGGGAAGATTCGTTCCATAACCTCGTAGTCAATGTTGGCCTAAAGGACATGAACGACAAGTATTTCAGCGGTTCAAGCTATACCGCTGCATGGTACTTGGGTCTTGTGGATAACGCCGGTTTTTCTGCTTATGCTGCAGGGGACACCTTGGCTTCTCATGCAGGTTGGGCAGAGGAGTCCTCGTATTCTGGCAACCGTCCAGCGGTGACGTTTGGTTCGGCTACCACTGCTGATCCTTCGGTTATCACCAACTCTGCTTCGCCGTCGTCGTTTTCTATGACGGGCAGCGCGACCATTCGTGGGGCGTTTTTGGCTAGTGCAGCTACGGGCACCTCGGGTGTTTTGTTTTCAGCGGGTGACTTTACGGGCGGCAGCAAGACGGTTGCAAACGGCGATACGTTGAGCGTCACCTACACCTTCTCGCTTGATGCGGCATAAGGGGTAATTTATGGCAGCTCAATTTACCAGAGGCCAAACGGTCCAATATAACGGCGTGATGCCGGTTGGACCTGTGCTGGGTTTCCGCATGGAAGAGGATGGAACCATCTTCTGCCTGATTGAATGGACGGATGCTAACGGCAACACTCAACAACGCTGGTTTCCAGAGAGTGAACTGATCGCCGTTTCTTAAGCTAAAAGGAGGGTTTGGTGTTAGGAATAGCCCCGTTTTCAGCAGCGCCATTCTCCTCTTTAGCGGGGAATACGTTTACTGCTGACATCTCAGAGTCTGTGTCCGCTACGGCGGCTCAGGCTGTGTCGGCTATTTTTGCGCCATCCATTTCTGAAACAGTAAGCGCCTCAGTGACTCAGGCGGTGCAGGCAGATTTTGTTGCTGCCTTGTCTGAGACTGCGACAGGTTCGGATAGCTTAGCCGCTACGGCTGACTTTGTTGCTGCTTTGTCAGAGCTTGTTTCTGGCACGGCCACTTTTTCTGCTCAAGCAGATTTTGTATCGGCTTTTGCTGATTCTGCATCGGCCTCTTCTTCTGAAGCTGCTTCCGTTAATTTTGTTGCTGCATTGGCAGAAGCGTCTACAGGCAGCGATGCTCAGACAGTTTCGGTGGTGTTTAGTGCCGAGGCTGCTGAGTCTGTTTCTGGGGATGACATACCGACGGCCACGGCGGACTTTATTGTGGCGCTGTCTGAATCGGTTACGGCTCAGGATGTCATATCTGCGGTAGCTACCTTTATTGGGAGTCTGAACGAGAGTGTGGCGTCAGACGCCACATTTGCCTGTACTGCTGCTTTTGTTGGTTTGGTATCAGAAAGCGCTACGGGTTCTGATGCCTTTACTGGTGGATTTTTGGCTGTTGCGAATCAAGATGAAAGTGCGGATGCTTCAACAACGCAGACTGTAGCAGCCACCATAAATGCTGCTAGGTCGGAAGAAGCGGACGCTTCGTCTACTTTTAGTGTCATAAAGACGGTCAACAGCAACGTCACTGGTGTTCAATTGACTGTGAATCTTGGGACGATACTAATTTGGGCGCAGATTGATGATAATCAATCGCCAAATTGGGTGCAGATTGATGATACGCAGTCTTCTGGCTGGGTACAGATTGACGATAGTCAGACCCCGGGCTGGTCATAAGGATACAAAATGGCTTTCGTATTAGCTGATCGGGTAAAGGAAACCACTGCTACCACGGGGACGGGCACGGTTACATTGGCTGGAGCTTCGTCCGGCTATCAGTCGTTTTCGGCCATCGGTGATGGAAATGTTACCTATTACACCATTGTTGACCCGGTTGCCGGGGATTGGGAAGTGGGCATTGGCACGTACACCGCCTCTGGTACTACGTTGTCTAGGGATACCGTTTTAGACTCTAGCAATTCGGGGTCGGCGGTCAATTTTGGGTCGGGCAGTAAGGACGTTTTTGTCACTTACCCGGCAGGGCGTTCGGTTGTAGGTGGCATGGGCTATATTGAGAACAAGGCCACGGTGACTGAATCTTCAACAATCAATACTGGGCATAACGCTATTAGCGGCGGGCCGGTGACCTTGGATAGTGGGGTTACGGTAACGGTGCCTAGTGGAAGTGTGTGGACTATTGTATGAGTCTGTTGTACCATATGCAGGGCGGATGCCCATTTTTAGGGGGTAAAAATGGCTTATACCAGTAGCCTCAGGCTAGAACTTCCAGTAACCGGCACTTTGTCGGGTACGTGGGGTGATCGCGTCAATGAGGGTATTACCAAGCTGCTTGATGCGTCGGTAGCTGGCACTGCTGCGGTTACCCATGATGATTCGGCAAATTACACGCTAACGTCTAATAATGCTGCGTCAGATGAAGCGCGGCAGATGTTTTTGAACATTGG